CTAGATCTGATGTATAATACTCGTCTAGATCAACATAATCATTTGTGTATGTATAGTCGAGATCGTAGTCGTCGTACATAAGCTCGTCGAGATTGTATGAACGTTGATAGTATAGCACAGATCTCGACGAGATGCAAGTATGATGTCTCGACGAGAATGTGATAGTATATATGCATTCTAGTCTAGATTTGTGTGGGTCTCGTCTAGATTTGCTGATATTCTAGACTAGATTATAAGGATTGTCAAGCCCCTGAGCAGTCTTATGTGGGTCTCAGAGTATTTTTGCGGGGTTGGGGCTTGACAAACTGCGAGTCTTATGGTACGCTGCCTTTACTTGCAATAAGATCGGGCATTTAATTACAAGAACCAGAAGCATTTATAAGTATTCAGAAGCATTCTAAAGTATTTAATTACAAGAACCAGAAGCATTTATAAGCATTCTAAAGTATTTAATTAACAAGAAAGAATATTTATAAGTATTCCACAACTTTTTCCACAACACTATCAGTAATATAAGCAAATCATAATAAAAGAGTATACACACAATACTATAGTCGTTCTTTGCAATACTATAATAACATACATACAATACTATAATCGTTCTTTGCAATACACCACATATGGCACAGGGTATAGTATACATCATCATCAACAAAGAAACCGGGCACAAGTACCTGAATTCAACCACACTATCAATGAATAAGGAATGGCAGAATCACATTCTGGCATCAAATAAAATGTCCACTCAACTTATACACAGAGCATTCCGTCAATATGGACTACACAAGTTCATGATTAAACAGATTGATGAATGTGATGAAAATAATCTTGAGGATAAGGTAATTTATTGGTTTGAACAATATAAACCAGAATATAATGATCCTCTACCTAAAAAGAAACCAGAACCAGAACCTATTATTGAAGAACCTGTTGCCATAGTAAAAGAAAAGAAATCAACATGGAGACAGATTCGCCCAGAAGAAAGATCAACCGGTAAATGTTTAAGTATCAGAGTTCAGGGTACACATATTGAAACCGGTGAAGTTAAGGAATGGGAGAATGCCCGTGCGGCAGCATTAGAAATTACAGGAGATAAAAAAAGAAATAGTAACGTATTAAATGCAGCCAAGAAAGGTAATACTTACTATGGATACAGATGGAAAGTATTGGATACAAAGACTCATAAGCGTTCAGTCAAAGGAGTACATAAAGTAACTCACGTTGAAGTTTATTATGAAAGCATTAGTGAGGCAATACGACAAATAGGTGATGGAAGTAACGGAAGTGGTTTGTTAAAGAGTTTGCGTAATCCCAACAAATACACATACAAAGGTTTCTTATGGTACTATGATTAGAATAATTACTTTGCTTCTGTTTCATAGTCTCCGATAATTTCAATACTATCCCACTTGTCAGGATACACTAGCATACAAACATCTCTGGATTTATGATCATAAGTTTTAACACAGATCGTAATATACTGACTTGAAATAAATCTTACGACTCCCATATGTTCTTTATATTTGACTGACAGATCCTTGGCAAATATCATCATACAAAGCACATTTCCAGTGATGTTTTCTTCGGTATCATTGCCGAATAAGGAGTAGTATTACCTATATTGACTTGTGTGCCGATTGTCTTTGAATTTACAGGGGCATAGTATTCTTTTTTCTTTGGAGAATAGAAACCCCATACTGTTTTGGTGGGGGCACCAAGATTATAATCAAACTTACGAGTACAACACAACCAAATACGAATGATTCTTGTATTGAACTGTTCGTACTCATAAGAATACTCTTTTGTGGGTGGTTTGTGTGGAAACTCAATCTGTGGTGACATCGGAAACAGCACGAAGATAATTGGGATTATATCCCTGAGTAAGATAATATTGAAGTTTTTGATCACATTCTTCTTTTGTAAGATTGGATGCCGATTCATCAATCAGTGCCCAACCACCAGTAAACAATTCTTCAATACGATACAATTGTGTCATGTGGTAAATGCCTCCAGAATACCAGACTCATATTCATCTTGTAGTGCGAACTTTTGTGCTTTGAGAATATTCTTTTTTAATTTTGGATAATGGTTTAGATTAAGTTCATTATCTTCTGCAGCAATCAACTCAAAACATTCATTATCATCTTCTGCAAGAACATTCCAAAGTCCACCATCAGAAAAAGGTGCTGGAATAAAATGATCCACCAAATACAAGTACTTCATTGACCTCTTGTGTTTAACATTGATATCATAGGAGGTTTTTATTCAAAAGTCAAGTGTGCGGAAATTAAACTGTCCATAGTTTATTTGATACTATCTTTTCAAGTGTTCCAAGTTTAATACCAAATATATTTGATATTTCTTGATTTTTATATTTTTTAGAAGAGTGCATTTGACGTATTTGTTCAACTTTATTCCAGTTAAGGATCGCTCTCCCGTTTCTTTCCCCTTTAAGACCTTTTCTACTTGTATCTTCTCTTACTTTTCTTTCATTTTCATATCTTTTAATTTCTTCATCATTTCTTGGTATAAGTTTATATCCTTTATGTTGAATTCTTTTTCCATAAAGAGTTTCATGAAGATGTCCTACATTAAGATGATTGTTTCTACAATACTTTGATAAATTTAGAATTTTTATTCTTTCACCAGATGGCGTTTCTACCAAATATTCTTTACAGAAATATTCTGATGGTTGACCACCTCCAGGAGAAAGATTATACCCATTTTCTACAGTTTTGTATTTGGAAATCCAATGTATCTCTCTATCATCTAAAGTAGATAAATTACATTCCTCTACAATTCCCCAAATAAATCCCTCTTTTCCATATTTCTTAAGAGCATTCGCAAACTTATGATTGTATCTCTTACAATCCATAAAGTGCTCATTGATTCTCAAATTAAGATTATTTTTTACAGTTTGCCCAATGTATTTTTTTCCTGTAAAAATGCAATGAGCACAGTAAACTTTACCTGTTGAAGGCATAACTACTCTGCTGTTGAGTGACATAATATTTATATGATAAAGGAGGCATTTCTGCCTCCTTTCTTACCTGGAAAGTGTCACCCAACGCAGGTATTATTATTTATTTGTGTTTGTCAAGCAATGGATTTGCCTTTCAATTTCATACTTAATAGGCAATAGATGAGAAGCAAAGAAACCAGCAAATTGATTACCCTGTAGTAGATTATAAATGTTCTCAGTTTGCTGTAGAGCAAGAATCAATTTTGTTTTTTCATTCATCAAATAAACTCCTGAATGTAATAATCGACAGTAATCTCAAGTTCGGCAGCTTTGCGTTCATAGAACATCTGAGCATAATCCTCTGCTGCTTGTCTTACCTGATAGTGCAACTCCTCTACCTGAGCGTGATTCATAAAGTCCTCAAAAGAATTAATAAACTGGGAAATGTCGGAATCGTTCATTTGGAAAGATGGCAACGGGAATGTGAGATTTCGGCACATTTAGTGTCATATGCCTTGAAGAGTTCTTGATCACGTTTGATCAGAACTACATTATACATCAGAATGGCAATGAATGCAAGAAAGATGTAAGTTGGTTTCATCAGTCCTCTGTGTGTATGAAAGTATTATAGGGCATCCAGGGTGATGTGGAGTGCCCTGTGCCAGTTAATCGGGTGTCACACTGCTACCAGTTTTTTCGGATCAAACTTGCCATAAGTGATGACTGCATTTTCAACTTGAACTTTACCATTCATAAAATACTTGACCCACATATCCTCAGGTTCTTCACCCTTACCAGTAAGAATGAACAGCACATTCGGATATTCCTTAGAAAGCCTACACATATCCTCAGTGTGGTCATACCATTTTTGTTGAACACCAAATGGATTGAAAGTTAGAAAATTAACCACATCATTTTGAGTAGCAATGCTGGTCTCATACATCTTTTCAACATCTTTGATGAGTCGTTTCTTCAACTCATCAGAGATATTTGATTGTTGAATTTCTTCAATTTCGGATTGTTTCTTTTTCTCAACATGACCTTTGTCTTGAGAATTGTCAATGCTCAGTTCGTAGTAAGTGTAGTAACCCATGTTCGGTGTCTTGTGTGTATATGAGTATTATAGGTCAGAAGGAGGGGGTCAGGTCGTACCGTAGTCCAGTTTGCGAACTGTCCATCCGCTCCATCACAGAATAGAGTTTGTTATAGAGTGCTGGCACACTTCCATAGTCTCTGGCAATATGAATTTCGTCAATATTCTCTAGATTTTGAAGTGCAGAGAGGATAATACCAATCTCATGCACATTTAGATTTACCTGTGTTTCTGTCA